GGCTAATGAATCGGTTCGGAGCACTGCCATGGCTAGTGAGACATATAAGACCCTTGATGCGATGATCGCTGCGTACACTGAGCAAGAGCGGAGGGACTGGCTGGAACGCCGGTACCTTCTCTCCCTTGGTGATCTGCTACCTCGTGAAGAGGCTGCAGAGCGCGTTAGCGATCTTTACACTTGGGACCCTTCGTCTTTCAAAACCACGACAGGCACCTGGTGTCCCACACACCCTACCCAGGGTGGGTTGGAGACTCCCGTTATCCAATGGGAGTTTACGATCATGTGTGGCACCAGACGCTCTTACCCGACAAGTGAATCCTGAAAACCTGCAATTAGGAGGCTACCATGCCTGCATTTCTCCCCGTCACCATCAACGATGGTGCAACAACCCCTGTGGCTCACACCTACAATCCGCGCAACGAAGAACCGTCAAACGTCTGGAACTGGGCGGATGCATCCGCTGTTGCCGCCATCGGCGACAACGTGATGCGTTCGTCCTTGAAGTTCCCGTCCAACGGGACTGCTGCTGGATCCGCCTCGAGTGCGGACCGTGTGATCCGTGCGCAGATGACGTTTTCGCTCCCAGTGCTCGAAAGCACTAGTGCGGCAACGGGCTCCGGCATCCCGCCGGCGCCTACCATCGCGTACGTCCTTCGTGGTAACATCGAGTACATTATGCCGGAACGCTGCACCCTCCAGGAGCGGAAGAACCTCAACGCATTCGTCAAGAATGCGCTGGCTCACTCCTTCTGGAAGGCACAAGCAGAAGACCTGCAGGCAACCTATTAATCCCTACCGGGACCAACGGAAGCTGTACTCCACGCGACACCCTCCGGGGTGGCGCAAGATCCCCTCCTATGGGGACGATGCTATCATTAGGAATTACCATGCACCACGGTTTTCACCATGGATTCGGCGAAGTCTTCTTCGCACTGTGCAAAGGGATTGACACGCCACGTGCATTGACGTGCTGGTTACTCTATCAGTACGGTGAGCATGAACAGCTCGCTGGGCTTGACACCCAGCCTATGCACTACTGCAGTGCCGACCTCTTTAGTCCAGACTATGCGGTGACCTCGTACCTTAGCAAGTACAAAGGTCTCAACACTGGTCTGGATTTGAGACAAGTCGCAATCGGAAAGTTCAGTCAATCCGAGGATCGATGTGCCTTCCTTAATAGACGGATTACAGAGGGTCGACCCATTCCGGGCGCTGACGCGGCTATCCTGGCCGCGAAGCGAAAAATTTCGACTCTCCTAGGTCCGTTCCACTACGGGAAGGTTCTCGATCACTGCAGATGGGGACCCGGAGCAACCGCGAGCATCTCTGCGCGGGAAGCTACCGTGGACAATAAGGTGCTGGAACCAGCACTAAGCGTCACATTACATGCCCTTCCATTCTTCAAAGCCGTCATGACTTGCGACACCCACTGGCTTCGCGCCCGTGGGATAGCAGCTGACGGCCCCACCTCGGTTCTCAACCAAGAGTTCCAGGTGGTGGAGGGTGGCAGACTGACTGTAGTTCCGAAAAACGCAAAAACGGATCGTACCATATTGGTTGAACCAACTGGTAACCTCTTCTTGCAGTTCGGAGTTGGCGGCTTCATACGCCAAAGACTCAAAACTGTGGGGGTTGATCTGAACAGCCAGGAGCTAAATCAACGTCTTGCCCGCGAGGGCTTGGCGACGATCGATCTCAAGGCTGCCAGTGATTCCGTTTACCGTGAGCTGGTTTACCAGCTTCTTCCCCTGGACTGGGCACACTACATGGATTGTATCCGGTCGAAGCGTTACAGCATCGACAAGGGTCCGTTCATGCAGCTGCACAAGTTTAGTTCCATGGGGAACGGTTTCACGTTCGAACTCGAGTCTCTCATCTTCTGGGCCTTGGCCAAGTCGGTGATGGACGAAGAGGACGTTCGTGGTTGCGTTAGTGTGTTCGGGGACGACATCGTCGTACCTGTGAGCATTGCCCCGCGTGTTTGCGCAGTCCTCGAAGCCGTAGGCTTCGAACTGAATCGCGAGAAGACCTTTATCGAGGGTCCGTTTCGCGAGTCATGTGGTTCCCATTGGTTTGGGACCCGTGACGTGACACCGGTGTATCAGAAAGAACTGACCGAAGAGAAGCATGAGTTTACTAGGGCATTTAACCGCCTTGTTAGACTCGCGCGCCGACTTGGACCCGACGGTAACGCTCGGGATTCCAGAGTGAGGAACTCACTACGCACGATGATTCGGACGGCCCCTAGGGGCTATCTCGACTTCGCGCAGCCGGATGTAAA